CCAATGTTCACACCATTATAAGACGCCACGCTCTCATGTGTTGCCTTGATCCATTGGTATCTCTCCTCACCTAGATCACGATCTGTGAACTTGACCTGCAAGTCGTAGCTCGTTGATGTCGCTATGGTGGGCAACCCTAAAGAGTCCTCAACCAAGATGGTGAGCTCGCGCTTCTGATACCACGCGCGCGCGATGTCTCTGATGTTGTAGGAGGCTGTCGTGTTGTCGTCATTGTCAGGCACAGACAGCTTGAGCTTGATACCCTCGGAGGCAAGGCGGGTGCTTCCCTCTGTGCGTAGGTCGAGCGGATAGCCTATGCGCTCGACATTACCAAAGGGCTCGTAAGGAATGATGCCATTACCAAAGCCATCACCGACCCATCGCTTAGGCTCATATGACTTACCATCAACCGTTAAGCGCTTGAGCGAGGCGTTGCTCAGAATGATGTAAGGCCTCGTCACACCGGGCGCTCGCGATGCTCTTACTTGTATTGAGTTCCCTCGGCTGATGATAAGGCGAGCCCATGCAGACCTCTCATTACCAATTCCATTCATCCAGTTAGCGTCTGAGCTTAGCTCAGCTCGAAGCACATCAGGCCAAGGCTTAACCTCTGCACTGCCAAGCTTGATCGCTTTGTTTTCAATCTTGGGGTTAGTCCTTACCCTGTAGAAGTCAACCCCCGCCTCTGTGCCGCTTTGAAATAAGCCCTCGCTCTTGGCTGTATCGTAGCCGCCCAAGACAAGATAGACTTTAATCCCTGGCGCCTCAAGATAGGCATATCGCGGGTGTGGCGTTGCATAGTTCTCATCATAGCCATCAGGCAGATTAGAACTAAACATCTGCAAAAAGTCAGGCTGATAAGGCGTAAACTCATAGGTGCCCGCTATCTCATCGATCAGATACTTGTCGATGTAATACACCGAGTCGTTATCAAGACCAACGCCCCAATCAAACCAAGATGCGCGTGAGCCATCGAAATAATGATAATCTTGCACAAGCTTGGTCGAGGAGCTCCCCTTATCTGCAAGCTCAGTGTCGATCAGCGCGCTGATAGGCAACAAACTGAGGCTCACCACACCACCATCCTCAACTATGGGCGAGGCATCAAGGAAGCCGTTGACGAGCTCCACGAAGTCACTGAGCGACCCATCAGGGAACTGCTGAGCGATCCATAGGGAAGCGCGCCTACCTCTAAAGGTGGTGATCGCTGAGGAGACCTCTGGGACAAAGGTTCCAAAGCTCGCCACCCTGTGAGCTTGACGCTGAGAGCCACCGACAGCGCGGTGGGAGTAGGTGAGGCGAGCGCCCCCGGTGATGGTGGTGTAGCCTGTCACCTTGATTGACTCAGCGCCAATATGCATCACGGCAGGGAAGCTCAGTGAGCTTGGCTCAGCGTCAATGTCAAGTGTCCCGCTGTCGCTGTCATAGTCTAGGTCTGTGATGATCTGAGCCTTGAAGGGAGCAGAGGCGCGAGCGCCACAGCGCCCAAAGACCACAGCAGGGTCAGCCTCGCCTCCTCGAGCGCGATCACTCGCTAGAGAGATTGTGACTGCACTATATGAGGCGATGCCTCCGCTTGGGTCGATGGAGCCCGAGAAGGAGCCAACGTCAACGATGGCGCGCTGATTAACGTAGTTGATACCATCGACAATCACCGCGCTCATGTTGGCGCTTGCTGGGTTTATGTCATGCGAGGTGTAGCGCGTGGAGAGGCCTGCGACCTGCAGCACAAAGACGCGGCGCGCGTGTTGATCGGTGATCATGTGGCCTCCTTGTAGATGTCGAACACGTTGACGTTGAAGATGGCAGCTCCCTCAGTCTGTATGCACAGCGTTAATACCTGCCCTCTGTACGCTTCAGGGATATACAGAGGGCGCGGCGCTGTGAAGTCCTCAAAGCCTCCCGAAGGGATGAGAACAGGCTCGGCTCCTGTGCTCGCCCTCTTAGGCTCTAACCCTCTGATATTGACACTCGTTGAGATGTCCAATGGAGACTCAAACTTGATGCCTGTATCAATCTTGGTGTGCTTAAAGTCGTAGGCGCTCTGCGCATAGAGCTCAATGCTGACCCATGGGTCAAAGCTCGTATCTCCAGAGCAGGCATAGGCGATCTCAACTGCGAGCCACTCGGATGAGGGCATCGTGGCGATGAACAAATCATGATCCTCTGTGTGACCTTTAGAGATATACTCAAAGCCGCCTTGCCATACCTGTCTTTGATAATACTCGTTTAAGTGAAAAATATAGGTGGTTCGCCCAATATGGTATGAAGCCGCCGCGCGAAATTTCACGCCTTGGAGTTGCTTGAGGGCAAGGGCGAGCTGAGAGACAACACTCCCGAGCACTACGCGCCCCATGTGCGTGCTCTGAGCCTGAGGCAATAAGGAATAGTTTGTTGGTGTCGTCATTAATCAGATACCCCACACGCAGAGAGCTTGAATAAACCCTGGGTCATCTTGGATGCCGTCAAGGGTCGCGCCGTTGTTGTCGAGCTGTACCCTATGAATATTGAGGTGATACAGCGCGCTCTCCTCCTCGTTGGGATTAATCTCGACTATCAGAGTTTTATGGTTCCACCCCACTGAGGAGAACGTCAGAGTGTGACCGAGAATGGAGAGCCTCTTACTTTGGCCTACTGCCAGCCCTTCAATATAGGCTGATACATAGATGGTATATCCTCCATCAATGATCACCTCTTGAGGGATATGCACCAACTGACTCAAAACGCCTATGTCTCCTACGCCTAGGTATTTAGCAGGAGCAGGGTCAGTGATTGAGGTGGGCGCCGCGTCTAGGTTATCGACACCCGACCAAGAGAGCCAAAGCTGTGGGCGCCTCCGCAGCGTATCCACGTTGGTGAGCATGTTGCGCCCCCACCTTGAGGTGAGCGGATAGTCAGCGCCAACGCGATCAATCCCAAAGGGGATGAACTCGTCAGTGCCTTGCAGTCGCTTGCCTGGGGTCACAGGAGAGGCGAGAGGCTCCCACCTAGCCATGAGCATGGTGATCTCGTGGCGCGCGGTCGCACCTCCTGTGTGCTTCACATCAAATGAGAGCTCTACATACTCGTCTGCGATGGTTGAGGTGACCACAACATCAATGGTCACAAGGCGAGGCCCCGCGCCAGTCGAACAGGTCTCAGCATCAAACTTTCCCGCTGATGTGTCGAGGATGGCCTTGATGCACCCCGACCCTTTAGCGACAGCGTAGACCTTCAGAGTGTAGTGATCGCGTGTGCAGGTGGGGATGATATATCTGAGCATAGAGCTATAGCTGGTGCTCTTTTGCACCATCTGCCCCTCAGCCCACGCTTGGCTCATCACGTTAGATGTGGCGCCATAGTGCCAAAGGTAGTTGGCAGTTTGGCTCATCGCAGTGATCGCGCCCTCTGCTATGGGCTGACCTGCCACTGTCGTGGTCTCATCAGCGAGCGTTGGAGGAGGTGTGGGGAAGCTGTTGCTCATAGGTGCTCCAATCTCATCTGCACAGGAACGCGCCGCTTGAGATCACCAAAGCTGAGGTCATGTGAGGAGGTGATCATCGAGGCTCTGATGCGCCCTTGATCTCCGTTGTCCTCTGAGGTGTAGATCAGATCATAAGCTGGCTGATCGGCTGTCACCTCAGCAGAGGTCAGAGCTCGGCGCGAGTCACCCCAACCTTGATAGAAGTTCACACGCTCGCCTTGTGGTGCGTACTGCATGAAGCGGTCTGTGAAGTGACGATAGAGATCGCGCTGGTCAAGTAGCGCGTCAAGGTCAAAGCTGAGCGCGCTCGTGATGTAGCGCCCCACAAAGTTGGAGGTGTAGCCACCACCGATGAGGCGCCTACTCTGAGAGATTGTCTCAGCGCTGAGGTGGTGATCTTGGAAGGGTCGAGATGGGAACAGCGCACCGGGCATGGGGTGCGTGGCTGTAAGCGTCACTGTGTTGAGCGCGCCTCCTCCATTGACCACGCCCACCTCCTCACCTGTAAACCCGAGGCGATCTCTAAAGGAGCTCGACAGCCAAGTGAAGGAGGAGCTGTCGAGGTACCAGACCTCAACGTGTCCATCATCGTTGAGGATGAAGCGCGCCTCTGTGCCTGTGTCAGTCCTCACCAAAGCCTCAAGGCAATCAGTCGCGTGGAGGTCGTCAAGGTCAGCCAACCCACGCTGGCGCAGACCACACACCACATCTTGAGTCGGCCAAGGCTGATCAGATGAGGAGAAGGCTGTGAATAAGGTGGGAGGTGTACCACCATCACTGAACAGATAGCGCTCGCCTCGATACACACCGCGCACCCAATCAAGCTCACCGATCACATAGAAGTGAGCCTCGGTCACATCATAGGTCGCGTTCTGACTGCCGAGCCCAAGCGGGTCAGAGCTGATAGGTGACACCAAGAAGTCTACATCACAGATGATCTTGATGCGGTCATCCTCGGTGAGCTCCACCTGCCATGTGCCAAAGCTAGAGGCTGAGTTGAGCGCCGCCTCAAAGGTGCCAATCGCGCCCGAGATGGAACCGACAGCGCCCACGCCTCGACCATTGAGGAAGTGCAGCGCATCCTCATAGATGCCTTGACCCAACCCATACTCAGGCAAGGTGACAGTCTGTGAGGCGTAGCTGATCACATCGACACCCGCCCAATCACGAGCATCAAAGGAGGCGAGCAGGGCGAAGTTGGGAGCATATACGTTATAAGGCATCTTAACCTCTGCTGTTCATGCGAACGGCCCCACGCCTGGGCCTGTTGATTGTCTCGACTACTCGGTCAGCGAGCGCCTGTTCAGCGGCGCGCCTTGTGTCATATATCACAGCACCACCGAAGTTGATGTTAAAGGTCATCGCCTCGGTGCTCGCTTGCTCACGCTGAGGAGCAGGAGCGCTCAATGGTGCACCACTTGGTGAGGCTGAGGGTGTACCACCTCCACCTCCTCCACCGCCAAGAGCTGCACCACCTGCGCGAGCGAGCCCCGCAGCGCCTGCGAAGATACCCGCAGCTGAGAAGTGAGCCGAGGCTTGAGCAGGATTGAGGAGGAGCGCGGCTGTACCATAGGCAGTCTCCATGATCGCCTTAACGCCAGCCTCACGCGCGAGGGCGTTGAGCACGTTGGCGATGGAGTCTCGGAAGCTCTCACCAAACAAAGCCGCGCCCACCGCCGCCTCAGCAAAGCCCTTCCCATAATCAGAGATGACAGAGCGCGCCTGCTCCATCAGAGCTTGTGAGGCCTTCTGCTCAACCCTCATGCGCTCCATCCCATAGCGTCTCATCAGCTCAGTCTTGAGAGCCTCATTATCCTCAGCCATCTGAATCTCTCGATCATACTTGACCTTAAGCTCCGCAAGCTCACGCTCGGTCTCGTCTTTAATGAAGCCCGCATTAAACTCCGCTGACGAGAAGGCAAAATCACGCGCCTTCTCAGCCGCTTGTCTCTGTGCTTCTTCTCGTTTGGCTAAGTCGCTTAAGTAGTTAGCCTGCTCTGCCTCTCTGATCTTCTTCAGCTCAATCTGATATTGAGTTTCTACAATAGCGCGCTTAGTCGCATCATCTTTGGCGAGCTTGAGCCCTGTCTCATATCGCTCTCGTGCCAACGACTCCTGTTGGCTGAGTCCATCTAAAACAAGGGTGATCTGAGCTTGGCGAAGCTGACTCTCAAGCGCGAGCTGTTGCATCGCTTGGGCTTCTTGTACTTTGCGCTCAGCCTCTTGCTGTCTCAGCTTCTGTTGGTAGGCTTGGCGCCGCTTCTGCCGTTCTTCCTCAAAGATGCGAGCCTGGCGAGCGGCGACAACTTCCTCGTAAACCCTTTGCTCATTGAGACGCTTGAGGGCTTCCGTTTGGCTCTCCACCTGCTTGAGAAGATCAGCCCTGCTCGCATCCTCCACCTTGAGAGCATCTGCTTTGGCGTAGGCTTCAATCGACTCCTTAGCCGCCGCTTGAGCGGCTTGGTCTTTAACGTCAATCTCAAGCCTCATCAAGTCAATGGCTTTGAGGCGCTCTAGGTTCTCTTTCGCCTTCTGCTTGAGAGAGTCTGTGGTCAACTCCTCAAGGTTCTTCTCTTGCTCTCCAGCCTCTTTCAAGACCTCAAGGTTTGATCGGAGTGTGGTCTCTAGCTCTTTGAGCTTAGCGTTATATTTGGCTTGAGCCTTGATGTGCTCAGCCTCTGCATATTGCAGGTTCTGAAGCGCGGATGTGTATTCATCAGTTCCCTTCTTGCCCTCAGCCACCAGCTTATTAAGAGCCTGCTGAGCCTCTGTATAATCCTTAAGAGGCCCATCAACCATAGCCTCCAACTTCTTCATCGCTCGCTCAGTGCTCTTTTCAAAGAGTTCTTTAGCGACCTGAGCCTTGATCGTTATTCTGAAGAAGTCATCAAGGGCCTTCACTGAAGGCACTACCCCATTTTCAGCCAACGCTTCTAGCTTAGAGCTGAGGTCTGCGACAGCCGCCGCATATGCCTCTTGACGATCTTCAGCCTCTTGAGCTGCTCCACTTAGCTGCTGATAAGTTTCATATAAAACACCGAGTGCACCGATAACCATGCCTATTGGCCCGAGCAAAGTAATCAGGCCAGATCCCCCCTTTGCCACGCTTGACACCGCGCCACCTAACTCAGCGAAAGCCTCTTTACTTTCACCAATAGCGTCTGAGACAGACGACAGACCCTCTCCTAGTTCTTTGTTTGTTTTACCGATGAGACCGCCAACACCCTTAAAGGTCTCGCCTATTCCCTCGGCTCCCTGATTGACCATATCTAACCCTTTAAGGGTTTCCTTTTGGCCTACAAGTTCGACCTCAATCTCAATGGTATTCTCAGCCATGTTTGACCTCCATCATCTGCTCTTGGTGGCGCGCGATCATTTGCTCTGTGTTGGAGTGTAGCACATCGAACGCCTCCACGATTGCACAGGTAGGTCGCGGAAATACAGACTCAATCGAGCCTAAGCCTTGCCTGTGTCGGTGATACGCTGTGATCACTGACGCAAGGCGGTTGGCGTCAGCTATCGGGCAGTGTCTGATCTGCTGATCAGAAAAGGTCTCTCCGCAGTTGGGCGCCACGCGATAGGCAGGCATAAACAGACCCTTGTCATCACGCTGAGCCATAGGCAAGCCAGGCATAAAAGCACCGCCACAGTTGCCACGTTGACGCCTGAGTGTGGGGTTGCTCTTGCACTGATCACAGCTCCAAGCCCGCCCCCCGCTGTGGCTAAGCCAAACAGAGGAGGCGAGTGCTATTTTCCCCGCTCACCTAAGAGGCTCATGCGCTGGATATGCTGCACGAGCTCCGTGATGACTGCGAGGCGGTGCGCCTCGGGCTTGATGAGGGCGAGCTTACCCTTGGCGGGTTCACCATCAATCGAAGTCAGAGAGGCCTCAACCATCTCGATAAAGACGTTGTTGAGGTAGCTCTGATAACGAGCGAGCGCCTCTCGCTCATCCTCAGTGAGCTCATGATGCCAGCGCGCCTTCTCGCGTGGGTCAGCAGGCGCCTCAGTCCACAGCAAGCGCCCAAGCTCAGAGCGCACATAAGCACCCGCTTTGACCTCAGCTGTCTCGCGCTCGTTTGGACTGAGCGCCTTGAGGGTGAAGATGGTGGCGCCCTCATAGCTCTCAAGCATGTTGAGATCACCTGTCACCATGTAGGCTGAGACCTGATCAGGTGAGGCGATCACCGAGGGGTCACAGGTCACGACCACATCGAGCGTCATATCAGCATCAGGCATAAATGAGAGCGCCATATCAATCAGACCCCCAGAGCCAAGCGAACAGGGCTGTTGCCTGCGCCGCTCTCGCTAACATCACCACCAAAGCGGCTCGCCTTGTAGGTGAGCTGTTGGCGCGTGATGTCGTTACCGCTTGGATCATACTTTGAAGGGGCAACGGTGAGGTGAGCAGCAGGGATCATCAGAGCCCCACCGAGCCCATCACCGATAGGCCCAAGACCCACGAGCACTTGACGCAGGGTGCGGTTGAAGAAGTCGTTGTTGATGGTCGTGTTGGGTGAGCTCACAGTGAGGCTCAGCTCAACATCAACATCGCTGATCTCCATGTCGCTCATCGCCAAGAGGCTGTTGGAGTGACCCATAGGGGTGAGCGTGTTGGTGATCGTGAAGGTGAAGTCCTCCACATCAAGCGCGATTCGCCCAAGGGTGTCACCTGTGGTCGCGTTGGTGAGCGAGGTGGGTGAGGCGTCAGACACGACCACATAAGACCCTCGGAAGAAGGCAGGCGCGCCGCTGTTATAGGTGGGCTCGATAGGCCCAACAGCGTTGCCGTGATCGTCTTGGATAAGCGCCGCTTGATAGGTGAGGTCAGCCATCACGCGCCCATTGTCAAGGCTGAGGCTGATGCTCTCCAGCACACACCCATAAGCGTATGAGCGGAAGCCCACACCATCAACGCGGAAGCTGAGGCTGTGCTCGCGTGAGCCAAGCGCGGTGCGAGAGCCGGGGAACCAAGTCTGCATCAAGCGCATGGTAGGAGTACCCGTGAAGCCTGCTGAGAAGGCAGGGCTCACAGTCACATCACCTGTCACATCGTTGTCGGTGACAGCAGAGAACTCAGCGCGCCCATTGATCTCAGCGCCAACGAGGGCGCCGATCTCATAGTTGGTTGAGGTCGTGGTGGGTGTGAAGGTGTTCACATCGCTGATAGCTGAGAGCACATCACTCTGAGCGCCGTGACTCTGAGTGAGGAGCCCCGCGCCGAGGAGGTAGCCAAGATAGTTGCTGTCATAGTTGGCAGCGGCTGAGCCGATGGTGGTGAGGTCAACGCGAACGCTTACCTGACCTGTGCGCCTACGAACGCGAGAGCCCGAAGCCCACACAGTGTCAGGCTCAGGAGCGAGCCCATAAGAGCCATCACGCGCATCGTTGCGCTCGCTGACCACAGGGTCACCATAAACGATGATGGGGTCGCGCTCACAAGGGATTGAGGTGTAGGTGAGCCCGCTGTTGTCGGGCAGACCTGTTGAAGCGCTGAGAGAACCAAAGGCGCTCTCGACCGCCACGCTGAGAGATCGATGAGTCACGCTCATAATGCCTCCAGATAGAGTAGATCAAAAGGGAAAGACAAGATGATTGACTGCGCCTCTGTGGTCGGGTCAATCGAGGGCTCTGTTGTGGGCTCACCTGGGATCAAGCTGATGATGCCTGTGGTGGCGAGGTTGTACGATGGGCCATTGAGGGTGACAAGCAGGGCGCTCGCATCCTCAGCGATCATGCGCTCCATATAGTGAAGCTCACCCACCTCATACTTAACACGCAAGACAACGCGAGCGCGGCGCCTACCTGATAGGCCCGCCGCTCCATCATCGATGCCGAAGGTATCCAAGCGCAGCTCAAAGAAGCGCGAGGTGTGCTGCCTAGCCTCAAGCGGCCCAACCCTACCTGAGCTGTTGATCGCTACAAAGCCGTGATGGGTGTCGGTCTTGGGTGCTGTCGCTTCAATCTGACGCTCCAAATAAGAGAGCGCCTCATGGATGCCTTGGCTCATCACTTGCCACCCTTCTTGAGCTTCTTGGTGAGCTCATATTCCACCGCTGAGACTATCACATTGATGTCTTGAGCAGATAGCCCGAGATACTCTCGATCAGCGTTGACGTGGTAGCCATAGTGTCTGACGTTAGGCGTGAGACCCAAGATGAACTTTTCAGCTGAGGCATGGAGCACCACAAGGTTATTCATCAGCGCCCCGCTTGCCACGAGATCAACGAGCGCGCTTGAGCCTGCGCCTCTCCTGCGTGACTCCTGCTTATACTGCTGATAACCGCCAGCGTAGAAGATCGAGCGCCCTGTGCGTGAGGGTCTGCCCCCCTTGGGCTTGAGGCGAGCCCCTCTGAAAGCCACATAGATGGGCTTGGTCGAGTAGTCCTTAAAAGGCTTGCGATCAGCATCAAGGCCCTCAGACGTTCTCAGCTTGATCATCGCCAATGTGTTTGAGGCGAGGCGCGCTGTGTCTTTGGCTGTCCAAAGCGAGTTGGGCAGATTGAGCTGAACCTTGGCGCCCATGCTTAATGCCTCATGCCCCTGCTGGGCGAGAAGGTCTGATCATAAGAGGAGCGCTGATAAGACCGCCATGATGCGCGGAAGTCACGCGCTGATCCACCGCTCTTGGCTTGGTCAAGCTCCCCCTCATCAACCACGTTGTCACCATCACGATCAATCGCCACCGAGCGGAGCGCCAAGTCCATGAGCTCCATGCAGCGCTCACGCATAGCGGCCGCTACATCAAGCTGACCTGCCATCTCATAGACGCGCGCGGCGGTGCAGTAGGCGTGAGCGTTGAGGAACACTGAAGGGTTAAACACCTCATCCTCAGTCAGTGACTCATCACGCAGATGATCGCGCACCACATGAGCCACCTCATCGAGCGCCGCCTTGATCTGAGGTGAAAAGCTCGTCTGTCTGCGTGGCACCATGTCAGCCAGCTGAGGGAAGGTGTCAACGAGCCCATCGTGATCAAGCGAGGTATCAAATGGTCGAGGCGTGACCTTAACGAGCCCCTTTTCTACACGGCGCTCAAAGCCTTGACCGAGGTCGACAACGTGCTCGACCTGCCAAGGATAATACCCACTCTCTGAGGTGATCGCGCTCGGGATGGTGCAGTACCACAACCCAAACACAAGAGAGGCGCTCACCGAGGTGCTCACCTCACGAGGTAAAGGCTCAGCTAAAATCGCCTCAGTCCCCGCCATCCTCACTACGCTCACAGGATAGATAGTGTCTCCATCTGTGACGAGATAAGCCTTAGTCTGATCAGCCTGTAAACCTGAGGCTTGAGAGTTGATCGTAAGGGTGCGCCTATCATTGGCAACAGCCGACACGCTGACCACATCGCGTGTGGCAGTCATGGTGACAGTTGATGCGCTGCCGTTCTTATAAGCCTTGAAGGTGGGCGCTGAGGTGAGAGGGCCTGGGGCCACCCACTCAAAATGATAGGACAGACCTGTGACTGCTTTAATCATCAGCGCGCTCCTGCGTTGGCTTTGGCTATATCTGAGGCTGTTGCCTTCTTCAGTTTCGCGGCCACCATAAAGCCCTCAGTGATCGGGCTCCAAGAGTGTCGGCAGTTATACCCGCCCCCGCTTGTTTTGACAGGTAAGCCCTGCCCATTAGATAGCGACCTCATCTGCTTCTCATCGACCACCAAGTTGATCAGCGCGCGGCAAAAGTCGCGTGTGATCCCATCGCGTGGGCCTGTGTACAGATAGAGATCAAGGTCGGCAGCCTCAGCGACAACAGCGGTGATGTTGCGACCATATTGAGAGAGCTTGGTTCTCACCTCGGTGAGCTGTCGGCCCTCGCTCTTTTCAAGTCGTTGACTCAGCGCTGTCATGGCTTGATTAGTTGGAACACCAACCACCATCGCCTCAAGCGCCTCCCTCACACTCTTGAGGGTGTCAGGCAAGATCACATCTTGAAAGACTGCATCGGCTGAAGCTACAGCCAGCGCGTCAATCTGCTCTTGCACTGAGTCGGTCGTTAACCCTTCCACCACCTGAGAGATGGAGGCGAGGGCAGCCTCTGCGATCCTTTCCTGCTGAGCGATGAAGTCATCAACAGCAAGCCCCAACCCACCTCGCAGCACGAAGTCCAAGAGGCGATCACGAGGGAGGGCAAGGAGGGTCTGAGCGTCTGCAAGATCGAGCGCGGCTTGGAGAGTCTTAAGCATCTCCGCGCGCCCTCGCTTGAGAGCCTTGAGCATCTCGGCCTCAGCTTTCACCTCGGCCTTGAGCTCCTTGACCTTTGCTCTAGTCAGTCCTGCGGTCGGCCCACTCGCCTGCTTGCTGAGGTCATCAATAGCCTTTTGATCAGCATCGATGCGCTCAGCCAACAGGGTTGTATGAGGTCGACCACAGGAGCAGAGCATCTTAGAGGCAGTCGGTGAGCACGAAGCCGAGGTCAGCGTCAATCGCCTGGAAGATGTGGCTCTCCTCAGCGTAGACGTGACGGCGGGTGCGGTCGAGGCTGTCGTACTGACCTGCGACCATGCCACCAAACTCAAAGTTAAGCGCGGCAACAGGCATGGCCTTCACGCCACCAGACTTCTGCACGATGGCGTCAGAGCCCTTGAGGAGACCCATGAAGATCGTGTCAGCAGTCCAGATGTAGCCCTCGGAGCTAGACGCGCCGGGGATAGCCACATCTTGACGAGCCTCACCCACCATGATGTTGGGGATGCCGAGGATGTCACGCAGCACAGCCTTGACTGCCTCATCGCTGAGGATGCGAGAGCCTGAAGCGATGCCTGCTGAGCTGTCGCCAACGTAGCCACGCACCTCAGGGTTGCGAGCGAGAGCGCGGAACACCTCACGACCCAAGACGAGTGAGTCAGGGTTGATGCCGTGAGCGTTAGCAAAAAGGACATCCTTAAGCTCATGGAGGTAGGTGAGAGGCTCAGCGCCTGAGGCGTTGAACTTGCCACCAAACTGAGCGGTTGAGCTTGCGGTGTTGAAGTTAGAGCCGTTGAAAAGGAGGTTAGCGGCGCGCTTCTCCTTGGCGAGCTTCATCACGCGAGCGACCTTCTTGGCGATGCGCGCCTCCTCAGAACCGGGGTACTGAGAGTCGATGATGTCCTCCATCGCGATGGAGTCAGCTGCGCTGTAGATCTTAGCCTTGAAGGTGGTGCTTGAGCGATCAAAGCCACCGATGCTCGCACGAGCGGCACCGGGAGCGCGCTCAAGGTCGAGGCCTGCGCCCGCGCCCATGAAGTTGCGGGTCTCCTCAAGGAGGAGGGTGCCTGAGCGCTCAGGGATCTTCACAGTCTCAAAGAGGGCGTCAGCGATAAGCTGATTATCACTAGGAACGGCCTCAATGACCAGTGAGCTTAAAATCTCGTCAACAGGATGCAGGTTGCTGTATGAACTAGCCATGATGGATCACCTCTTAGGCGTTAGGCACGATGGGGCCGTGGAAGAAAACCAACACCTGCTCACCGCTTGAAGCACCGAGCTGATTGACGTTGGGGAGGAAGCGCGCGACAGGATAGTCACCGCTGGTGTCACCGGGCTTGACTGCGCCTGCGGTGGTCACAGCGAGGCGAGGCGTATCAGTGAGGGCGAGGGTTGCGCCTGCGATGGCGCGGCTCTCACCGTGCACCAAGACATCAACCACATCACCCGCAGAGGCGCCGCGCTGAGCGATGCCCACGATGAGGTCAGAGGTGGCGTCAGTAGCAACAGCCACCTTGCCAGCAGTGTCGAGGGTGACGACAGCGAACTCAGTGATGGTGCTCGCTGCGACAAAGGACTTGACGATGTTCTGAGTGTTCATGATTAAGCTCCAAACACTGAGTTGTATTGATCAGGGTTCTGCTCACGGAACAGGTTGAGAGCAGACTCAAAAGAGATTGATTTCTCGCTTGCGAGGGCCTTGACCTTCTCAGCGAGGGTTGCGCGGTTGAGCTCCTCGCCGCTCGCGCCATGACCCACCTCAGCGAGAGGAACAGCGAAACCAGCAGGGCGCTCGCTGAACATCTTCCAAAAGACAGGAGAAGCGTTGCGCTGATCCCAAGCTGTCTCAACAGCCTCCTGCTCAGCGGGTGCGACCTTGCCCTCACGAAGCAGGGCGCTCACAGCCTCACGGCGCTCTACGCTACGCTTCTCTGCCTCGATCACCTCAAGGCGCTCTGAGAGCTGAGTGTTCTTGGCGCGGAGGGCGTTGATCTCGCTGAGGAGAGTTGCCTCACTCATGGCTTGCACCACAGGCTCCTCTGAGAGCTTCTTGGGCTCCTCCTCCATCTTCTTGGGCTCCTCCTCCTCGGGCTTGTCCTCAGCCATCTCCTCGGGCATCTCGCCAGCGAGGGAGGCATCAGACTCCTCCATCATGTCTTTCATCTTCTGCTCAAGCTCAGCAATCATGGCGTCTTTTGCCATCAGCGCGGCCTTGAGCTCCTCGACAGACATTTGCTCGTCCATCTGTTGCTCCTTTTCGCTAAGGGTGACCCTATCAATCTTGTGATTTGACTGAGCAGGGCGTGGGGTGAGGGTGACAGCGAGGAGCTGGGCATCGCCCACCTTGACCCCGCCATCGCGTGTAAAGATCTCGCCTTGGAGATATTCGGGTGAGCTCCACAGGACACCGCCTGCATCTTGCACCACCTTAAGCCCGCGCTCGTTATAGGCTGGCACTGCATAGAGGCCATCATCACGAAGCTCAAGGTCAACGATCATACCGAGAGCGCTACCGCTCTCAGGAGGTGCAGGTGTGCCACCTTGAAAGGGTGAGGTCGCATGCTGCCAATCGATGATGACAGGATCAGCGTCACGCCTCTCTTTGTAGACGCGCACCATCTCCTCAAGGAGGGCGCGGTTAATCTCAGCGCCGATCTTCTCCCCGCTCATGCGTGAGGAGACTTGACCGAGCGCCAAGGTCTTAAAGGGCTTTCCGAGGGTTAAGCCCTCAGGCACATCATAGGTTACTTGAGGTGCAACCTGCACAGCCTCGCCATAGGCGCGGAGGGCAGTCACCTTTTCATCGGCAGCGTTCATCTGATTAACGACCTTTCGCGCCCAAGCATAGCCCGCATCTCCACCCCAACCATCCCAAGCTTGGCGCCCCTTGCCATAGTCATCCCAAGTGGAGCCCTGCTTGTCGATCTCATGGCGGGTGAAGTAAGCGAGCATACGCTTGACTGTATCGGGAGAGAGGCGCTTGCCTGCGATGAGGTCACGAGCGCGAGCGATGCCGACAGCAGTCATGCCTCGCTGAGACTGAGGCTTATCAGCGCGCCGCCTCAGTGCTCGCTCTGCTGCCTTGCGAGCTCCCTCAGGTGGCTTGAAGTCAATGTGGCTATACTTCTTGGGAATAGCCAGAGCGACCTTTAGCCCACGCTTAAGCCTTCTCATGTCTGCGCCTCCTTGCGAGAGCTGCCTCTGCGAGAGCGCTGACATCATTCACCCCTCGACTCCTGCGATCAAAGCCGCCACGAATAGCCATGAGGCGATCAATGGCGTCACGATGAGCTTCTTCTGGCAGATCACCCGCGCCGAGGCGCTCACGGATCGCGCGCTCAAGCTCGTTGTCGGGAGTGAGTAGACCTGACAAGACGAGATCAGGGATCATCGCCAAGCTGTCTGCGAGGTCGTCAGTGTCAAGACCTGTGTGAGTCAAGCGAGGTAACTTGGAGGCATCAATAGAGCCGTAGTTAAAACGGACAAGACGCCCGATGGTTCCACCGCCTCGGCGGTCAACACCGCTCACTGCGCTCGCCACGATGTCACAGAGGTTGATCGCCGCGCGCCTAAACATGGAGAGGTGAACCTCACCCACTGAGCGGGAGCCTGTGTCAGTGATGCCGAGGTTGGCAAACTGAGCGAGGAAGGCTTGGCTGATCTGATTATCGCACTCTCGGATAATGTCGAGAGGCCCTTGGGCATAGAGGTTGGGCGCGGCGCTGTAGGTCTCAAAGCTGACCACTGGGTTGTCGATGAGGTAGCTCTGCTCGGCAGCTAAGAAGGCTTGAGCCTGCGCCTCTGCCTCATCGATCATCGCGTTGATGTCGGCATCGGTGAGGCCCTGTTGCTCAGCGAGCGCGCGGTCTACCTTCACCTTAGGCGCAGGGATAGCCCAGCGATCAGTACCAACGCACATGAGGTTAGCGATGCGCTGCTTGGTACGCCACCACCACCACACAGGCCTCAACATGCCCGAGCCCTCAAAGTTGGAGCCTGTGCGGTTGAGGGTGAGGAGGAGGAGCTTGTTAGCAGGGATAGGCTCAGGAACCTTGCCCACACCGACTGTATTTTGCAGCACTCCATCAAGGTGCTGATTATCTCGGCTCAACCACCTCATGTGGGCGCTTGGCTCTCGGTCTGCATACTGATCGAGCCACACCCTGACCTTGCCGTTCTCATCGGGGCCTACCCTGTAGACCTCCTCGGCGTAGCGATAACCAAGAGGAACAAACTCAAGCATGTAGCTGAGTTGCTCCTCCCATGAGAGGCTCATCTGTCCTGCGTACCCATCAAGCCCCCAACACTCATTGGCGAAGCGCGCGAGTTCGTTGCACACAGGGTCTGAATCGTCGGAGCTTTCCCACCGCCAAGTAGCGCTGAGAAGCGTCTGCCTGAGCATATGCCAAGAGCGCCTGACCACAGGATCAGTACGCAGCATATCCTCAGCCTCGGTCACCCAGTTGAGTCCGGTGAGCTGAGGGTTTCGCTCATATCCTGTGATCACCCCACCGCTCAACTGCGTACCGCTGATCCCCCTCACCGAGAAGCGAGGGTGAAGCGCGCGCATGTGGCGTGGTGCCTCACCTGGCTCTGATTGATAATCGAGCTTTCTCATTTAGCCCTCGATGATTAAGGATAAGTCCTCCATCAATCGTCAGCTATTCCATTACGTCAATCAGCAGTGTCGTGCTTTGGTTGGGCTTTGTCAAGTGTTGACCACTCGCCCTTTGCTTGAAACACACTTAAGTCAAGAGGCTCTGTCTGCTCAGCACAAAGAGCAGCCGATGTAAGATAGAGATGCTCACCAACGGCTGGCACCATCCTCTTACATCGACTGCACCACACATGCCCCATTAAAGAGAGAAGTTGGTCGGTCATGGTTCCCCCATAGCGCTGATGATTAAATCAAACATTGATCATGACCGACCAACTACTTAACACAGCACCGATCACTTCTCTTTCAAGATTTCGATCATCGCCTCAAGTTTATCAATCCGCTTCTCTAGCTTGTCGATATGCTCAACGAGCTCCTTCTGCTCCTCGCGCTCCAAATCAAAGCGGGTCGAGGTGAAGCGATAGAACATGTACAGCATAGCGAGGGTGACGACTGCGACAAGGTTGTTGGGGTCGAGCGCCTTCTCGATAATGCTGGGAGGGATAGCTGAGGGATCGGGCATCAGAAGCTCCTTGTATTGGTCGAGATACCAGCGCGCCTATTGCGGTTGGGTCTCGCTCTCGGAGTATACCCACCGCGCGCCACCTCGTCTGCCCAATAGTGAAAGATGCAGTCATAGCGCAGAGCATCAAGAGGATCCTCGCGCCCATCCTTCTTGGGTTGCTCCTTAGTATCCCAAGCGTAACTCATGAGTGCCTTGCGGATGCTGTTGCCTGTGGCGCGCTCGCCTCGCCTCCACACCTCCTCGGTGATGAGGTAGCGCCCTCGGTTGAAAGCTCGCTTGAGGCGCTGCACCCCGTTGAGGATGTCAGTTCTCACAGGGTCGGTGGTGAAGCGCAGAGGGAGCCCGATGCCCCCCTCCCCGATGGGCTTGGCGATCTCACGAAAAGCTGAGCGCCCTGTTTGATCGTTGCGCGCCTTACCTGCTTTGTCAGCCACGCCCTCATCAAGCCAAATGCGAGGGCCAGGTGCTTGATCTTTGAGCGAGCGAGGCCAAGCCACGCGCAGGATCAGCTCTGAGAGCTGCGCGATGGTCACCTCTTGAGGGTTGATCTCATGGGTGATGATGGTTGCCTCGCGCTCCTCATCGTAGACCATGATGAGCACCGAGGGTTTGCGGAAGCCCCAGTCAATAGCGATGCGACCTGTCATGCCCTCACGATACTTGAAGCCCTTGATCACATGACGCTCAGTGTCAAACTCTTGATAGACGAGACCGCTTGGTGGCTTGGGCTTGTTGAGCACCATCGCCTCACGCTCGTCATCAGGGAGGAGCTTGGTCGCCTCAA